GCCCCGCGGGGGGGGGGCGGCCCAAGCGATGGCGAAAGATCAGGAATGTGGCGAGAAATGGCGCGGATCATTCACGAAGTACAGCCTGGATTCGTTTTCGTGGAAAACTCACCAATGCTCACTTCTAGGGGACTTGGAAGAGTTCTCGGAGACTTGGCCAAAATGGGGTTTGATGCGAAATGGGGAGTGTTGGGAGGCGAAGATGTTGGGGCCGTTCATAGAAGAGACAGAATTTGGATTGTCGCTTCCAACGATAGTCAAATCAGACTCAAATGCGACATTAAAAAACAGATTCCTAAATTCACGCCATTTCCGTGGGGCAAAGATGTCAGAGGGATTGAGGATTTGCGAAACAGATCCGACCTCAGTCCATCCATCATTTGGCGAAAAGACTATGGGGTGGCCGACTATGTGGACCGGGTTAGCGCCATTGGCAACGGCCAAATTCCAAGAGTGGCAGCAACAGCATGGACAATACTCAGTGAAAGAATTTAATGACTAACCTAACAACAATATTCCCTAACGGCTTTGCGGCAGCCACAGAAAGCCAAGACCTGATCAACCCAGAGGAAGGGTTCAGAAGGCATTGTGAGGCTGCTGGCCTGCTGATCAAAGACCAGATCATTGCTGATGGTGAGATACACCGTGTGGCGCATGTGTCGAGCAAGAAGGGTGCGCTAGACGGCTGGTATATCTTGCACACCAGTGGCAAGGTTCCTGTGGGCATTGCAGGCTGTTGGAAAGAGCCAGTCTTTGAAGCCAAATGGGTGGCAGATACTGGCCGTGCCATGTCGTTCACTGAGCGCTTTGAACATGACAAGTGGGTAGCTGAAGTTAAGGCCAAGAAAGATGCGGATCGGTTGGCCAGTCAGGCGGTGGCCGCAGAGCGTGCAGAGGATGAGGTGGGAACGTATGCGGATGCAAGCAATGACCATCCTTACCTTGTGCGCAAGCATGTTGGCGCCAACGGGATCAAGATTGACCGTGCAGGCAGACTGGTTGTGCCGGTGATCAATCAGGCAGGCGAGATATTGAGTTACCAAACCATTGATGCAGATGGCAACAAGCGGTTCCTAAAAGGCGGCAAGATCGAGGGCGGGTTTTACGAACTGCGTGGTAACCGTAAGATCGTGTTTATTGGTGAGGGCTTTGCCACTTGCGCATCGATCCATGAAGCGACTGGCTACACGGTGTTAGTGGCGTTTGACTGCGGCAACTTGGCCAAGGTGGCCAAGAGCGCCAAAGAAATGTTCCCAGGCTCAAAGATTGTGATTGGCGCAGACAATGACCAGTTTACGGAAGGCAACCCTGGCGTAACGAAGGGCCGTGCAGCTGCGGCGCTGGTGTTTGGTGAGATTGTGTACCCATCGTTTTCAGATTCGGACATGGTGGACAACAAGCCCACAGACTTCAATGATTTGCATTGCCTGCAAGGTTTGGATGCCGTCAAAGAGCAGATTGAGCGAGTGGCAGGGCCAATGAAAGACAAACTGGCGTTTGAGTTTAGTCGGGCAGACAGCTTGCAACTCACGCAAATCAAGTGGATCGTGGATGATTACATCGAAGCAGACTCGCTGGCGCAAGTGTTCGGTGACCCAGGCGGTGGTAAATCGTTTGTGTCCATCGACATTGCCTGCTGTGTGGCCACAGGCCGTGCCTGGCATGGCCATGAGGTTAAGCAAGGCAGCGTGTTTTACATTGCCGGTGAAGGCCACAATGGCTTGGCACGGCGTTTCAAGGCATGGCAGATTGGCAACGGCACGAGCTTGGACGGTGCGCCACTGTACAAGAGCCATAGGGCGGCGCAGCTGTATGACGCGACTGAGGCTGCGGTGGTGGCTGAAAGCATTAAAGAGCTGTCAGCGCAGGCCGGCACGGTTCCATCACTGATCATCATTGACACCTTGGCGCGTAACCATGGCGGCGATGAAAACAGCACCCAAGACATGAATGCGTTCATTCAGCACCTTGACACCTACTTGCGCCAACCATGGAACTGTTGCGTTTTGGTGGTGCATCACTCCGGCGTGGCTGACAAGGATCGTAGCCGTGGATCAACAGCCCTGAAGGGCGCCTTGGATGCGGAATATCGATGCCAGCTAGATAGCGGGACAAAGACCATAGCGTTTGAGTCTAAGAAGATGAAGGATGCAGAGATGCCTGCGCCTAAGAATTTTCAGATCACGCAAGTGGACTTGCCAATCCAAGACAAGCACGGTTTGGCGGTCAAGGGTGCGTACCTTACAGCCGTGGACATTAGCGGCCTAACCAGCTCAATCCAGAAGAAAACATACCTTGCAGGCAACCAAAGGAAGACCTTGGACTGCTTGGTGGCCATCCAAATGAGCCATGAAAAGAACGGCATTTTGGACTTGGTGACCTACGATGAGTGGCGCGAGTCGGCCAAAGAACATGGCATTAAATCCAACCGATTTAGGGAAGTTGTTGATAGCCTGGTCAAAAAGTTGTTGGTTTTGGAGGACTCTAGAGGTTACAGAACCAGACCTAATGTAGATGCTATTGTCGAACCGAAACTTACCGAATCGGTAACCGAATCGGCTAATTCGGTTGAACCGAAACTATGAACCGAATTAACCGAAACTTACCGAAACTTACCGAAACTGCCGGCTCAAACAGTCGGTATTTCGAACCGAAACTTACCGAAAGTGCTTATAAGCACATTCGGTTTCGGTTCGTAAACTGTTTCGGCTCGGTTCGGTTCGGTTTTGGGAAAATCGGGCAAGGTTGGGAAAGTTGGGGATTGGCATGATTGAAGTAGAAATGGACATGAAAATTGTGTCGGTGGCCAACATGCGGTTGCATTGGGCGGCCAAAGCAAGGTTGACTAAAACCCAACGGCAAAAGACTAGGATGGCTTTGGCAGCTGTCGCACAGTCCTATGGCGTGGAGATACTGCCAGTCACCGTGGTGTTGACCAGAGTGGCTCCAAGGAAGCTAGATGGCGACAACTTGCAGTCTGGGTTTAAAGCAGTCAGGGACGGTGTGGCTGACTGGCTTGGCGTTGATGACGGCAGCGACATGATCGAGTGGCAGTACAACCAAAGGTCTGGTGGGCCGAATGTGTACAAGGTTGAGATTGAGGTGATAACATGACGGTGTGCGCAGTTGCCATTGCCGCACCTTCGGGGAAAGCGCCAGTTGGTGTGAGTACCTTCTTTTTTTAAGGAGTTTACAAGTGACTGATAACTTGGCGTCAGAAATGACAGTGCAAAGAGAAGGCCCAGGCCGTCCAGCTTTGTTTCCGGCAGAACATGAGGCTTGGCAAAATATCCTGCGTGGCATCTCAGAAGGCAAAAGTCTGACTAGCACCCTTAGAACCGAGGGAATGCCCAGTTACTCGCTGGCGCGTCAAATGATCAAGAACAACCCAGAGTTCAGGGCGGCTTACGAAAAGGCCGTAGAAGACCGCGCAGACCGTTTGGCAGAGGAAATCATTGAGTTGTCAGACAAAGAGCTTCCAGACGGTTTAGAAGGCTCTATGGCTAGTGCTTGGGTTCAACAAAAACGTCTGCAAGTTGAAGCACGCAAATGGGTGGCTGCCAAACTTAAACCGAAAACTTACGGTGACCGCATTGATGTTGCCGTGACCGATCACAGGATTAGCGTCATGGATGCGTTGACACAAGCCAAACAGCGCGTGTTGATGGATAACAGTAACGTGGTAGATGTGGAAGCAAAGCAGGCGTAATCGGGAAGGTTATGCGCTTTTTGCATAAAAATTGTACGGTTACGCGCACGCGCGCGTGTTGCATAAACGCAACGAAAAGAAAGCCAAACAACAAGAAAAGCATCGTCTGCTTTATACAATGACCATTATGTTAAGTTGACCCTGAGTTATCCACAGAAAAAATACTACTCAGGCATTACAGTCTGAGTTATCCACAGGCAATTGTGGACAACTGTGGAAAAGTACCTGTGGACAAGCGCCCACAGGCCGCCAGCCGGCCAATGGGGAGGGGGTAGGGCCGGCGCAAAAGGGCCGCAGGAACGGTAGCCCCGCGAACATTTTTTAAAATATTTTTAATTTTTATTTTTTCGTTTAACATCGCCCTAATGCAAACCACAATCTACAAGCCCGAAGACGAACAAGAGTTGATGGCCACGCTGTGGACACCGGCCATTGCCGATGACCCAGAGGCGTTTGTGCTGTTTGCCTTCCCTTGGGGTCAGGAAAATACACCTCTCCAAAACTTCAAAGGCCCTCGCAAGTGGCAGCGCGAAGTCCTGCGTGAGATAACTCAGCACATTAAAAACAACCAGGGCAAAGTTGACTTCAACACCCTGCGCAGTGCTGTGTCCTCTGGCCGTGGTATTGGTAAGTCTGCGCTAGTCAGCTGGCTCACTATCTGGATGCTATCGACACGCATAGGCTCAACAACGATCATTTCGGCCAACAGCGAAGCCCAGCTGCGTGCGGTGACATGGGCCGAGATCACAAAGTGGTTGGCCATGAGCATCAACAGCCACTGGTTTGAGGTTGCAGCCACCAAGATCACCCCTGCGGCATGGCTCACTGAACTGGTTGAAAAAGACCTTAAAAAAGGCACAAGATATTGGGCTGTTGAGGGCCGCCTGTGGTCAGCAGAGAATCCTGATGCTTACGCTGGTGTCCACAACTTTGATGGTGTGATGGTGATCTTTGATGAGGCATCAGGTATTGATGACTCGATTTGGGCTGTGACGGCTGGCTTCTTTACGGAGAACACACCAAACCGCCTTTGGCTGGCTTTTTCCAATCCACGCCGAAACACTGGTTATTTTTATGAGTGCTTTAACTCCAAGCGCGACTTCTGGAGTAATAAGGTGGTTGACGCACGCACGGTGGAAGGCACGGACAAACAGGTTTACCAGAACATTATTGACGAATACGGCCCCGACAGCTCACAAGCCCACGTTGAGGTTTATGGCATGTTCCCATCTGAGGGTGATGACCAGTTTATTCCGGCTGACATTGTGGATGAGGCCATGAGCAGGCCAAAATACAAGGATCAGACGGCGCCAATCATCATTGGAGTTGACCCTGCACGCTTTGGCGCTGACGCAACGGTGATTGCTATTCGCCAAGGCCGCGACATTGTGAGGATTGACCGCCACAGGGGCGATGACACCATGACTGTGGTTGGCCACATCATTGAGGCCATCGAAGAATTCAGCCCTGCCCTAGTGGTTATTGACGAAGGTGGGCTTGGCGCTGGCATTGTTGACCGTTTGAAAGAACAACGGTACAAAATCAAAGGTGTCAACTTTGGCAATAAATCGGCAAATCCCATCATGTATGGCAATAAAAGGGCCGAAATGTGGGGAAAAATGAAGGAATGGCTACGTTCTGCCAGCATTCCCAAAGATAGGTTCTTGAAAACTGATTTGGTTTCGCCTATGATCAAACCAGATTCGAGGGGCACTATATTTTTGGAGTCAAAGAAGGACATGAAGGCAAGGGGCCTTGCATCTCCTGACGCAGCTGACGCAATATGCGTGACGTTTGCGTTTCCGGTGGCTCATAGGGAATATACTGCGAAGGAAAGAACCCGCGCATATTCTGACCGCACGGCAGTTGCAACTTCATGGATGGGAAGTTAGATGGCTACAAAGAAAAATGTCTCTCTAAGCGTTGGCCGTGGCGAAAAGTTGCCGGTGTCTAAGGGTGCTGGCTTGACCGCCAAAGGGCGCGAGAAGTACAATCGAGAAACTGGCTCTAATCTTAAGGCGCCAGCGCCTAACCCTAAGACTAAAGCAGATCAGGGGCGCAAGGATTCATTTTGTGCAAGAATGGGCGCAGTAGCGGCCAACGCCAAAGATGGCGAACGCGCTAAAGCAGCTCTTAAACGATGGAAGTGTTGATATGGCTACCAAACCCGGCTTATATGCCAATATCCATGCAAAACGTGAGCGCATAGCCGCTGGCAGCAAAGAAAAGATGCGCCAGCCAGGCGACAAGGGTGCGCCCACTGCCAAAGCGTTTAAAGAATCTGCCAAAACTGCGAAAAAGAAATAATCATGGCAAATACCAAGCCAATTGGCGTTGCATACGAAGACCAGAACATCATTGGTGCTGATATTGTTCAAGCCACCAACATTGCCACCACTGGCACGATTGGTTATGCAGCTGGCGCTTACGACACCGTAACTCAGCAAAATAACAAAACAACAGCAGTCACGATTAACACGCCTTCTGGCCAGATTATTACGGCCAACGCTCAGATGGCCCCTAGCGCCAATGCGGTGTTTGTGGTCAATTGCAGTGCAGTCAGCACCAAAGATGTGGTGGTGATCAGTGTGGCCTCTGGCGGTACATTGGGCGCGTACAACGTGTTTATCGTGGCAGTCAGCAATGGCTCGTTCACGGTAGAAATCAAGAACGTGACAAACAACGCATACAGCGAAGCCATCCATTTGAACTACGCCATTTTCCACACGGAGACTTAAATGCCACTGGTTAAATCAAAATCACCCGAAGCCTTTCGCAAGAACGTCAAAGCTGAAGTTAAAGCTGGCAAGCCCGTCAAGCAGGCCGTGGCCATCGCGTATTCAGTCAAACGTGAAGCAGAAAAGAAGAAAAAATAATGGCTGATCCAACCGGAATGGTCGCGGCGGCTAATGTAGCCGCTGGCGGCAAACCACCAAAGTCTGACTCAGATATTCTGACAACCGCCCGCGCTCGGTTGGACATGGCAGTCTCCGCACTGGCCGAGAGCCGCGAAGATGAGATAGACGATCTGCGCTTTTATGCCGGATCACCTGACAACCACTGGCAGTGGCCTGCTGACGTCCTTGCCACTCGCGGTGCGGTGCAAGGTCAGACGATCAACGCACGCCCAACATTAACGATTAACAAACTGCCGCAGCACGTTCGTCAAGTGACGAATGACATGCGTCAGAACCGCCCAGGCGCAAAGGTCATCCCAGTCGATGACAACGCTGACGTGGAAGTGGCTGAGATTTTTAACGGCATGATTCGCCATATTGAGTACATCTCTGACGCTGACGTGGCATACGACACGGCCTGCGAGAATCAGGTGTCTTACGGCGAGGGTTACATCACCCTGATGACCGAGTACTGTGACGAGAACACATTCGATCAAGACATCAAGATTGGCCGAATTCGCAATAGCTTCTCGGTTTACATGGATCCGCTGATCCAAGACCCAACGGGTGCAGACGCCAAGTATTGCTTTATCACCGAAGACCTGACCAAAGCAGAATACGAGCGCCAGTACCCAGATGCTGCGCCTATCTCTACGCTCCAGTCCCTTGGTGTAGGCGATCAGTCAATCAGCAACTGGCTCAACGAAGACACAGTGCGTATTGCAAGTTACTACTACATTGACTACGACAAAACCAAGCTGAATTTGTACCCTGGCAACCAGTCGGCCTTTGAAGGCACGCCTGAAGACAAGATGCTCAAGGACATGTTTGGCAAGCCTGTCAAATCACGCATGTCTGAGCGCCCACGGGTGATGTATTGCAAGATCAACGGCTATGAAATCCTTGAACAAAAAGAGTGGGCTGGCAAATGGATTCCTGTGATCCGTGTGATCGGCAACGAGTTTGAGGTTGATGGCCGTATCTACATTTCTGGCCTTGTGCGTAACGCCAAAGATGCCCAGCGCATGTACAACTATTGGGTCAGCCAAGAAGCTGAGATGCTGGCTCTGGCGCCCAAGGCTCCGTTCATTGGCTATGGTGGCCAGTTCGAGGGTTACGAGGACAAGTGGAAGACCGCCAATACGAACAACTGGCCCTATCTGGAAGTCAATCCAGACGTTACAGACGGCCAAGGCGCAGTTCTGCCACTACCCCAGCGTGCGCAGCCGCCAATGGCCTCCACGGGTCTATTACAAGCCAAGGCAGGGGCATCTGAGGACATCAAGTCTACAACTGGCCAATATAACGCTTCTCTTGGCATGGGTTCCAACGAACGCTCTGGCAGGGCTATCTTGGCTCGTCAGCGCGAGGGTGATGTTGGCACATACCACTATGGTGACAACCTGACCCGTGCCGTGCGCCATGTGGCTCGTCAGTTGGTGGACTTGATTCCTAAGATTTACGACACCCAGCGCATTGCTCGCATCATTGGTGAAGATGGCGAGACTAAAATGGTCAAGATTAACCCTGACCAACCAATGCCAGTCAACAAGATTGTCAATGAACAGGGTATTGTGATTGAGAAAATCTACAATCCTGGTGTTGGCAAGTACGATGTGGTGGCCACAACTGGCCCAGGCTACGCAACCAAGCGCCAAGCGGCATTAGAAGCCATGGCGCAGCTGTTGCAAGGCAACCCACAATTGTGGTCTGTGGCTGGCGACTTGTTTGTGAAGAACATGGACTGGCCTGGCGCTCAAGAGATGGCCAAGCGGTTCCAGAAGACCATTGATCCTAAGTTCTTGTCGGACGACAATGACGATCCAGCATTGCAGGCGGCGCAGCAACAGATTCAGGCCATGGGCGCTGAGATGGAGCAGATGTACCAGATGATCCAGAATGTCGGCAAATCTATTGAGATGCAAGACATGGAGCGCAAGGACTTTGAGGCTCAGATCAAAGCATACGATGCCGAAACCAAGCGGATTGCTGCTGTGCAGGCCGGTATGACTGAAGAACAAATCCAAGACATTGCTATGGGTGTTGTCGCTGCGGCCATGGAGTCGCAAAACACAATGAACCAGATGCCTGAGATGCGTGAGGAATCCATGCCCATGGAGATGATGCCCCAGCAAGAAATAATGCCTCCACAAGGAATGCCACAATGAAAGCAAATGAATTTTTAGGCTTGCTGTTCTTGGCGCGGGATGTTGCACATTCCGTACACTTGAACACCCGCAGTTTTAGCAAGCACGAAGCGCTCAACATCTTCTACAACCGCATCATTGGTGCGGCTGACGACTTTGCCGAAACCTATCAGGGCCGGTATGGTCTAATTGGCCCTATTACCTTGAATTCGGCCAAGAAGACGGCTAACATCACTGAATTCTTGCAGGACTCACTTGCTGAAATTGAAGCAGCCCGTTACGATGTGTGTGATAAATCTGATTCAACAATGCAACAATTGATAGATAATATCGTTGAGATATATCTTCGCACGCTGTACAAGCTCAAATTCTTGGCATAAGGAAACATGATGGAACTTTTAAACCCAATGAGCAAAGCGGATTTCCCCGCTTTTACCGCAACAGCCGGTGCAAGCGCAGGCAACACAACCGCATGGAATGCAGGCCCACAAGGCGTTTTGGTTTGGTGCGAAGTGCCTTGCTACGTTGAAGTTGGTGTGGGTGCTGTTGCCACTAGCGCCAGCACACCGATCCCTGCTTACACGCCAATTCCTTTTGTTCTGACACTCAGTTCAAACGGTTCTCCTTGGCGCGTCAGTGTGCTGCGAATTGGTAGCACAGACGGCACTGCGTACTGCAAACCTATTAACAAGCAATGAGCTTTGGTGTCGCCCTTCGCAATTCGGTGGCCATTGGCCTAGCCGGTATTGTCACGCTGTTTTCAGGTACACGCGACAGTGGCGCATCGGTAGGCAATCTTCTCACTGAATCTGGAGATAATTTGGTGCAAGAAGATGGTGGACAAATTCTTTTGGAGTGACCTAAATGGCCGTATTTCTCTCCCCCGTGGGCGGCGTTGCGGCCCAGTTTTTCACAAATACTGGCGCAGTATTGACTGGCGGCAAGCTGTTTACTTATGCGGCTGGGACAACAACGCCGCAAGTTACTTACACAACTAGCGCGGGGAATGTAGCTCGTACCAATCCCGTTGTGTTGGATGCTGCGGGCCGTGTTCCTGGCAGCGGCGAAATTTGGATTTTGCCAGTTTCATACAAGTTTGTTTTAAAAGATTCAAACGATGTATTGATTGCAACATACGACAATATTTTTGGCTCTGGCGCTTTTGCGGTTACAAATTACACAGGCAATGGCTCAACTGTTGCGTATGCAGTTACGGGAAATGTGGTTGCTGTTTACATTAACGGCGTATATCAAAACAGAAACACATATTCTGTTACGGGCGGCACTTTGACATTTACTGAGGCTCCGCCTGTTACTTCTTTAATTGAAATTCTGTACAACTGATAAGGGATCATCATGGCAGATAAAAAGATTTCCGCGCTGACCGCAGCCTCAACTCCGTTGGCGGGGACTGAAGTTCTGCCAATTGTTCAATCAGGCGCAACGGTTAAAGTTGCCGTATCGGATTTAACAGCAGGCCGCGCAATTAGTGCGACTACTGTAACTGCATCAACCGGCGATATAACATCAACTGCTGGAAATTTTGTAGTTGGTACGTCTGGCAAAGGCATCGACTTTTCTGCCACACCAGGCACAGGCACAAGCGAGTTGTTGGCTGACTATGAGGAAGGTACGTTTACGGCAACAATGACCCCTGAAACAAGTGGAACAATCACACTTGAAACCACTGTGCAGACACTTGTTTACACTAAAGTTGGACGATTAGTGTATGTAAACGGGCTTCTTCAAGTAAATTCAGTTTCATTGCCAGTAGGCAGCTACGTATCAGTCACGCTACCTTTTGTCGTTATTAACACGGGCAATCAGTCAAGATTTGGTAGCGCTTCTGTGGTAAATCAAGCTGGCACATATTCAAATAAAGTGTTGTTGGGCGTAGAGGGCACTAGCGTTGTTCGGTTGTATATCACCGCATCTACTATTGCTAGTACTGATCAATTTTCTTTTGGTTTTAGCTACGCAACAACATAAGGAAAAATTATGGCATTAACCAAAGCAACTTATTCCATGATTACTGGCGCAAGCATTAACGTGCTTGATTATGGCGCTACTGGCAATGGCACTACGGATGACACAACGGCAATTCAAGCCGCTGTAAACGCTGGCGTTGCACAAAATAAAGCGGTGTATTTTCCAAATGGAACTTACATCATTACTTCCACAATAAACTTACCAAACAACATTGCATTACTTGGTGAAACACCAAGAAAAATTAACCAAAATATAAATACATACGGCACAATTATTAAAACAGCCGCTGACATCACAATGATGAAAACAACGGCTGTAATGCCAGCGTTTACATTTGGTATTCGAATTGAAAATATTTCATTTTGGGGTAATGGAAGCACTGGTTCTGCATTGACCATTGGTGATGACGCTGAAAATCATTTGTCTTTTGGTATTACGCTACGCAACATTGACATTGAGTATGTTGGCAATGGCATTAAATTAAATGGCGCTGCTTATGTGACATATCTTGAAAATATCACAATGGCTGGTACAGACCGAGCAGGAAGCTACGGGATTTGGTATAGGCGTTGCCAGATTGCAGAATGTCATGCAATGAAGATTGAAAACTTTGCCAATCTTTACTTTATCCAATGGAGTAGTCACATTTCGCTTTACGATTGCTCTGCATCTTTCAATGTTCCTGCAATTGCAAACGGCAATAATTTGCTAAGAATTTATGGCAGCTACCATTGCAACTTTTATGGTTGCGTTTGGGAAAATCTGGCTGATAGTTCTGGGTCTGTTATTGAAGTAAACATTTTTGAATTTTTTAGCGATCCAGCAAAATCAACAAGTAATCGTTTTTACAATTGCATTTGGAATGGAATTGGCACTAGCGCTTGCCGTGTAAAAATTGGAAGTCTTGTTCCGCTTGGGCCTGCGGTTGAAAAAACATACTTTGAAAACTGCACCTTTCTTAAATTCGGTACTGTTGCAACCGATTTTGCATTAGATAACGCACGGGGTACGGTGCTAAATCAATGCTACTCAATTACTGGTTATGATGGTTCTGACGATGACCTGCCTTTTATGACTGGTGTTGATGCCGAGATGCAGATTTACAGCATTAACGGCATACAGTTTAACGGTGCGGAATCAACATTCTCGCCAGCTTTGACAAGCGTAAGCGGAGGGGGTGGTGTTGGTGTTGCATATTCGGCCCAAGTTGGAAATTGCTACAAGGTTGACAAGACTGTTACTTTTAACATTCGCATGACGCTCAGTAACAAAGGTGCAAATACTGGTAATGTTGCGCTTGGTAATTTGCCATTTGTTGCTGATGGTGGCGCGTCTGACACATACCCTGTAACAATTATTGGCACATCACTTGCCGCTGGTGTTACGCAACCCATTGTCGGCTACATCATTGGCGCATCGCAACAGATAAATTTGTTTAAGTTTGTGACTGGAAGCATTGGTCCATTGCTTGATACCGACTTAACGAACACAAGCAGCATCTTAATTTCTGGAACTTACATTGCGGTATAAACGTGCCAGTCCGTTTGACTGGAAATCTTAATACCTGACTGGATAGTTGGGTTGGAAACAAGGAAATATCATGGCTCTCGAAAAAATTGAAATTGTCGATCTGATTGAAGTAATTGAAAACGGTTCAATCCAAGTTCGCACCAAGACCGCTATCATGGAAGATGGAAAGCAAATCAGTAGCAACTTTCACCGCCACGTTGTCGTGCCCGGTGCTGACGTAAGCGCTGAAGATGCTAAAGTGCAAGCAATTGCAGCTGCTGTCCACACACCTGAAGTTATTGCTGCATATCAAGTTGCACAGCCAGAGTAATCTGGTGTAAGATTAAAACAACTGTATCGGCCCAGTAGACCGAGGAATCTTAGGATTCATAAAAAATGACTGAAGAAGTCCAAGCCCTAGCGGAAGTAGACTCCGCGCCAACCACGGATGTGACGGCCACACCTGAAGTTGCTGAAAGTACGCCGGAAGTCGCTGAGAACCAAGTTGATCAGGCCACAGAGGAAAAGAAGTACTCCCAGGCTGAAATTGATGCGATGATCGGCAAACGCCTCGCAAGAGAGCAACGTAAGTGGGAAAGAGAGCAAGCAAATCGGTCTGCGGAATCGCAAATCGTGAAAGCTGCACCAACTGCGTCCGTTGACCAGTTTGAAAGCCCTGAAGCCTATGCGGAAGCAATGGCCTATCAGAAAGCCGAAGAACTATTGGCCAAACGTGAAGCAGCCAAGCAGCAATCAGCCGTTCTCGAAAGCTATCAAGAGCGTGAGGAAGCAGCGCGGGACAAGTATGATGACTTTGAACAAGTCGCCTACAACCCCAAGCTACCGATCACAAACGTGATGGCTGAAACGATCCAGTCTTCGGACATTGGGCCTGAGTTAGCGTACTACCTTGGCTCAAATCCAAAAGAAGCAGATCGCATCTCACGCATGACGCCACTCAGTCAGGCGAAAGAGATTGGGAGAATTGAAGCCAAATTGGCGTCAGCGCCCCCGATCAAGAAAACAACATCTGCGCCCGCGCCGATTTCTCCTGTCACTGCACGCTCCGCTGGAGCAGCAACTTTGGACACTACAGACCCACGCTCTATCAAGAGCATGACGACTTCGCAGTGGATTGAAGCTGAACGTGCAAGACAGATTAAGAAGCTACAAGCACAGACCCGCTAATTTTTAAAGGATTTTTAAAATGTCTAACAGTATTCTGACCATTGACATGATCACAAGGAAGGCCTTGGAGATCTTGGAAAATAACCTCGTTCTTACCCGTAACGTGAACCGCCAGTATGACGACAGCTTCGCTGTTGAAGGTGCTAAGATTGGTTCAACCCTCCGTATCCGTTTACCTGACCGCGCTCTGGTAACTGACGGCGCCGCCTTGCAAGTTCAAGACGACAACGAGCAGTTCACCACTTTGACCGTTGCCAGCCAAAAGCACATCGGTGTCAACTTCACATCTGCTGAATTGACCATGCAATTGGATGACTTCGCAGAGCGTGTGTTGAAGCCTCGTATCAGCCAGTTGGCATCTTCTATTGATGCAGACGTGGCCAATGCGTACAAAACCATCGGTAACACCGTTGGTACACCTGGCACAACTCCTTCTACTTCTTTGGTCTTGCTCCAAGCCCAGCAGAAGCTGAACGAGAACGCAGCTGTGATGTCTCCACGTTACGCTACCGTGAACCCAGCAGCCAACGCTGGCTTGGTTGAAGGCATGAAAGGTCTGTTCAATCCTACAGACACTAT